ACCCCCCTAGGTCAAAAAATAATCGGCTAGTACGATAAGCGTCAGTAAGCACGGATTCCACGTGGGTGAGAATCCAAGTATTACTTACTGACGCCGGTTCTCATTCTCATAAAAGGTATAAAAACCTTCCAAATTCATGATTCGTCGACAAGGAGTTTACTGGTTGTTGACAATCCCAGAAGATGAATTTGAACCACACCTCCCACAAGACTGTGCTTATATCAAAGGACAAAAAGAACGAGGTGAACACACAGGTTACTTGCACTGGCAGGTTTTGGTGGTGCTGCGACGAAAAGGATCATTGTCCACGATTACTGGAATGTTTGGTGTGTCCTGTCATGCCGAACTGTCAAGATCAGCAGCAGCAAGTGAATATGTGTGGAAGGAAGACACCAGGGTTGGAGATCAATTTGAATTCGGAACCTTACCCTTTAAGCGAAATGACCCCAAAGATTGGGAACAAATCTGGGAACGTGCAAAGGCCGGGGATATCAACGGGATTCCAGCCGATGTGCGAATTCAATGTTATAGGACACTTAGGACCATTAGAGCAGATTTCGCGGTACCTGAAGCTATGGTTCGACAGTGCTTTGTGTATTGTGGACCCACTGGTACTGGTAAGTCCCGAAGAGCCTGGGCAGAAGCCGGTATGGATGCTTATCCTAAAGATCCACGAACCAAATTCTGGGACGGCTATCGAGATCAAAAGCATGTTGTCGTTGATGAATTTCGAGGAGCTATTGACATCTCCCATATACTTAGATGGCTCGATCGGTACCCTACTCTTGTGGAGATCAAAGGATCTGCCACCTGTTTGGTCGCCGAAAAACTGTGGATAACTAGTAATGTGCATCCCAATGAATGGTATCCAATGTTGGATAGTGCAACTGTGGATGCATTGCTTCGTCGTTTACAAATAACAGTTTTTGAATAAAAAAAGTTACCTATGGAATACGTAGCAGGTGGATCTGGTGCGGTGTTAGGTTTTATACACAAGGATATTCCCGGGGCTATAGCAGGCTATAAATTAGGTCGTTCGTTATACAGAAACTTACCCAAAAAAAAACAATGCCTCCAATCAAAAGAAAATCTCCTTCTACACCCAAATCTGACAAAAGATCAAGGGGTAGCATTACTCCAGGTAGTGCTAGACGTGTTTTGTTTCAAGCTCGTGTCCCGAGACAGCGATCTGGTACCAATGTTGTTACAGGTGCTGACAAACGGATTGGTAAAAAGGTGAAAAAGGAAGGTAGGGTTAAGCGATTGAAAGTTAGTAAAGCTTTTCGAAAAAAGGTGAAACAATCCCTTGAAACTCATAGGGGTACTGGATGGTTTCGTGAAACAGTCACTATTGAAAAATTAAATTGTATCGATTCACAACAAAATGTTCTTACTCCAGGAAGACAGGTTAATGGTACATTTGGCAATTTTTTTAGTCCAACATATATTAGATATGTTGCATCTCATCTTTACAACAAATTAGCACCAACTCAAGCTATTACTGTTAATGATACTAATTTGTATCCAGTTGCAAATTTGAAGATTGATGTTATTGAACAAAATTACGTTATGAAATTGCGAAATAATAGTCCTCGTACTTACGATGTTACATTGGTTGACTATTCCCCAAAAAGTAATAACTCAATTGCGACTTCATTTGAAGATACATGGACTTCTGCCTTAGTTAATGGTGGTCCATTTGGAGCAGCAGGTACATTGGGGCAAGAATCAAGAGAAAATGTAGGCAATGCAACGAAAAATACTATGGGTAATCATCCTAAGTTTATGGCTGTAATGAGACATTATTATTCAATGGATACAGTTCATGTAAAATTGGAACCTGGTAAAGAATATTATCATAAAGTCAAAGGTCCAAATATGATGACTTATGATTTTAACAAGTATTTTAAGGACAGCAATTTTCATGATATTCAAAAGTTTTGTAAAGGCACTTTGGTAATGTGCAGTCTTGATTTGACATCAACTACATTAGCTACGCATGGTAGATATACGGATATACCAACAGCAGATCCCCAGGGAATGATCATTGAAACTACTCATTTTACCAAAATTAAATGCCCGGAACGTGCAGGCTTTCAAATCCCAAATGTTGCAGTTCCAATTGGTAGTATTCAACCACTTTCTCAACAATCACAAAATGCTTGGAGTATTGTTTATCCCGGTACTGCTCAAGCAGGTGTGGTCGAATATCGTCAAGATGAAAATCCACTTTCAAATGTTATCGAAGTATAAAATATATTATATATTTGCTTCTTTCATTCTTCTCTTTCCATAATAACCCTTTTGCTTAGGGTTAGGTGTTGGTGGTGGAGTAGGAGGATACTCTTCAGCAATCAACTCGAAAATAGGTCCAAGATCTCTTCTGCCTTCAGGTTTGTATTGAGGTCTTGCATAAGTAAAATCACAGTGAGTCAATCTAACAGGACAAGGAGTATTCATTTTGATCAAAAAAATTTAAGTGAAAAAAGTGAAAAAACTCGCTGTTTATATACAGATCTGTCACGCGTGACGTCACAGATCAGTCATCTCATTGGTCGTTGTCACACAACGTGTTCTTATATTAAAAGTCTATGACTTCACACTGTTATTTCGTCAATGCCCACTCACGGGGACGTGGCAGGCCGTGAACTGCGCAAGCAGCTGAACGCCGAACGTCTGCGGATGGTGGCATTGAAGAAATGTCCGCACGAATAGCAGTCCAAAGGACTGCCACAAATCAACCCGGAGTTGCATTGTATTGGATTCGTTGGGGGGTCTTTAG